ACTGGGCTATGAGAATGGGTAGATCTAAGTACACTGCAGATGAGTGGCTAGATCATTTAACATCTACTAGAAAAGTAAACTTTAAAATATTTGGTAAGCCTGCACAGAAAACTGTCCGTGAACAAAAAAGATTTAAATACGATCAAGGTCCCTTTGCCGGTAAAGAAGTTAGTGTATCCAAAGAAGAATTATTCGATTCCAATTTAGCAGTATTCAATGAAGCAGGAGACCTAACAGGTGGCCTGTTATATGCAGCAAAGAAATTTGGTTTAAAGCTTGATGCTAATGAAATAGGAGCAATGATCAAACTCAACCCTATTAATAGATTAAAACCAATTGAACTCGGTGTTAACAAAGGTGCACAAGAAGCATTTGATGTATCAGCAAAGAATGCAAGGAATGTTGTTAGAGATTTACAAGTCAAATACAAAGATAATGATGCTATAAAATATGAATTAGATCAACTGCAATACTATTTAAAAGCTGATAGCGGTGTTCCAAGTAGGGGATCTCTAAGAGATATAAATGATACATTAAAAAATTTGACAAAATCTGGAATGGTATCTGTAGATGAAAAAAAAACACTGAACAAAGTTATTGGTGATATTAATAACAAAGTTGGACCAATGCAGGCTACAAAGACAAGATACGGAAATGAATCTAATTACACATTACAAGGGGGTAAAGATTACAGAGAAACTATCTTTACACTTCCAGAAGATATTACAACTAACGCAAAATTTAGAAATAAAGGTGGACACTTTACAGAGGAGATTGGAGATACAAATAATATTTATCATATTAGATTTGATACAAGGTTCACACCTGATGGTAAAAAAGTATTTATGATCAATGAAATACAATCTGATGTAAACCAGAGTATTGCAAAAAGTATGACTAAAGCCGCACAACTATCAGGAGAGAGAAGACTGAATCCCTTTAATGCTGAAATAGAATTAAATTTACTAGTAGGTCAACGTGGTCGAATGCTTAAGGATTTAGATGAAGCTGTTGCTAAAAATGAGTTTGGTAGAGTAAATGCTATTAGTGCATCTATGAAAGATATCAATACAAAATTAAAAAGATTAACTACTCAAAGAAATACTTACAGTGATGATAAAAAAGATTACTTCCCAATGGTTGAATCAGATTCATACGGAGATCATGCAATAAAATATTTGATGCAGAAGGCTGCACGTGAGAATGTTGATTACGTAGCCGTTGCCCCATTTGACAAAGTAAGTTTCAGACAAGGTTACAAAGCTGGTAACGAAAGATTTTACGGTTATTCTAATGGTAAAGGTATAGGTAAAAAGGGTAAAGCAGTACTTCCAGATGTTATGGGTAAGAACGCAAGGTTCTATGGATCAAGCGCAGGGCCAACAAAGATATCTCTGTCAGATCCAACAAAACCATATAAAAATGTTAGTAGTGATAACTTCAAATACCCATCAGATCACCCGTTAAAAGGAAAAGAAATTAAAAGCACATATCACACTAGTTCTGGTATGAATCCAGAAAAGGGAACTAAAAATATTCCAGCAGGGGATCCACGCTTGTATTTCGATGCATATGCGATTAAAGTAGTTCCACTAATGAGAAATACACAAAAAACCTATAAGTCCAAAGGCGGACTTGTAGTGGATATGTTTAAACCAATAAGGTACAATTAATCATGGCAGTAGAAAAAGTAACAGAGGAATTAGCAGAAGAAGTAGTTGAACAACCTGAGGGTCTTCCAATTGATGTAGAAGTTGAAGGAGAAGAAGAGGATGTAGAGGAAAGACCTCAAGACGATTTTAATGCAAACCTTGCAGAAGACATGGATGAGCGAGAGCTTAAAGAGATGGCTCTGGAACTTATTGAAGAATATAAAAAAGATAAGACATCTAGAAAAGAATGGGAAGATGCTTATATTAAAGGTTTAGATTTATTAGGAACTAGATACCAAGAAGTATCAAGACCATTTAAAGGAGCCTCCGGTGTCACGCATCCATTGTTAGCTGAATCGGTTACACAATTCCAAGCACAAGCATACAAGGAACTCGTACCATCTGATGGGCCAGTTCGAACACAAGTCATAGGTTTACAAACACCGGCTACCGAACAACAAGCAGATAGAGTTAAAGATTATATGAACTACCTGCTGATGGAGGAGATGGAAGATTACACAACTGACATGGATCAGATGTTATTTTATCTACCCTTATCAGGATCTACATTTAAGAAAATTTATTACGATGCATTATTAGATAGACCTGTATCTAAATTTATACCAGCAGAAGATTTAGTAGTTCCATACTACGCATCAGATTTAAAAGACTGTGAGAGAATTACGCATGTTATTAAAATGACAACTAACGATGTCACTAAAAAAATGGCAGCAGGATTTTATAGAGATATAGAATTGATTGATTCAACTACAGAACCCGATTCAGTAGAAAAGAAACTAAATGAATTAGAAGGTATTAAAAACACGGGTACAGATTATTTAAACACAATTTTAGAAATGCATGTAGATTTAAACCTAGATGATTTTGAAGACTTTGATGACAAAGCTAAGAAGATTAAAATTCCATACATTGTAACTATTGATGAAGGTAGTGGAGAAGTTTTATCTATTTACAGAAACTACAAACCTAATGACATAACTTACGCTAGAACAGAATATTTTGTTCATTACAAATTTTTACCAGGACTAGGTTTTTATGGTTTTGGTTTAACACATATGATTGGTGGTTTATCACAAGCAGCAACTCAATCTTTAAGACAATTAATTGATGCAGGTACTTTAAAAAATTTACCGGCAGGTTTTAAATCACGTGGTATTAGAGTTAGAGATGATGATCAGCCGATTCAACCAGGAGAGTTCAGAGATGTAGATGCGCCTGGAGGAAATATTAGAGATCAGTTTTTTAATCTACCGTTTACAGAGCCATCACCTACACTTTACAACTTGATGGGCTTCGTTGTTCAAGCAGGACAAAAGTTTGCAGCGATAACAGATTCAAATATTGGTAATGATGCTCAAAATAGAGCTGTTGGAACTACTGTTGCACTTATGGAAAGAGGATCACGTGTAATGAGTGGTGTTCACAAACGTTGTTACTACGCAATGAGATTAGAATTTAAGATTTTAGCAAGAATTTGTGGTGAATCTTTACCACCAGAGTATCCTTATGATGTTTATGGTGGCCCAAGACAAATAAAACAAGCAGATTTTGATAACAGAATAGATATTTTACCTGTGGCAGACCCAAATATTATGTCTATGTCACAAAGAGTAACACTTGCACAAGCACAATTGCAAATTGCACAGTCAAATCCACAAATGCACAACTTACACGAAGCCTACAGACGTGTTTATGAAGCACTTGGAACTAAAACTATAGATCAAATTCTAAAACCACCACCAAAACAGCCAGAACCTTTAGATCCTGCAAAAGAAAATGCACGTGCACTTCAAATGAAGTTGCTTACAGCGTTTGAATTTCAAGATCACGATGCACACATTGCTGCACACATGGCATTTATGGCATCAAGAATGGTACAAATTAATCCTCAGGTATATGCACTACTACAATCGCATATTTCTGATCACGTTTCTTTTAAAGCTAAAGCACAAGTTAAACAAATGGTTATGGAAAATCCTGAAATGGCACAAATGGCTCAACAGGATCCTCAACAGTTTGAAATTATGTTTGAAGCTGAAGTTGCAAAGGTTGCAGCACAGATAACTCAAGAGTTAGTACAAACTGAAAATGCAAATCAGAATAAAGAGGATCCATTAATTAAAATTAAACAACAAGAAATCGATTTAAGAGCTATGGATCTTCAAAGAAAAGCAGAAGAGACTAAATTTAGAGCAGATCAAGAAAATCAAAGAGCGGCAGACAGACTTGATTTTGATTATGATAGACTTGCAACACAAGACCAACAATCAGATGAAAGATTACAAGTTGCTAGAGAAAAAATGAACAAAAAATGAGAAAAGGTTTAAGCGGAGGTGTACGTAGTGGCCCACCTCCTAAAAGAGGGCCAAACCCACAAGGACTAACCGAAAAGAAGTTTAAAAGTGTTAAAAAGTACACCAAAAAACTCATACGAAAGTCTTCCAGTATCGTCTAAATTAATTTTTCTAGCTGGAATATTTGATGGAGAAGGAAGTTTTGGCATTTGGTCAAAGGGGATAGGAAGAAAAAAAGAATTTGCTTGCACAATAGAGATGACAGACCGAGATACGCTACAAAAATTTGTAGATATGTTCGGGGGTCAGATGTTTCCCTGTAAAATAAGAAAACCACACCACACCCCAACCTGGAGATGGAGGCAGAACGGCTACAGGGGTTTCCAAATAATGGATAAAATGATAGAATTCATGAGTAAAAGGAGACAGGATAAATATTATGTGGTTAAGCGCGATAAAATTGGCGGCACAAGCAGGTACGCACATCTTCAAAAAACGTCAAGAGACGAAGATGCTGATGGCGGACGCACAAATGATGCATGCAAGAAAGATGGCTCAAGGTGAGGAAGCTTACCAAGGTAAACTTTTAGAATCAAGAAATTCGGACTGGAAAGACGAGGCAGTTTTGATAATTTTGTCAGCGCCCATAGCAGTCCTGAGTTGGGCTGTCATAAGTGATGATCCAGGAGCGATGGACAAGGTAAAATTGTTCTTCGAGATGTTCTCACAGCTCCCGTCATGGTTCACAAACCTGTGGATCCTTGTCGTTGCGAGCATTTATGGTATTAAGGGAACTCAGATCTTCAGGGGCGGAATGAATAAGGATAAGAAATGAAATATTTAATTACACTTATATATCACTGGTCTACTAAGTTGACTTCATGGTCTTGGACAAAATTATATGGAAATAGAACAACAGGGTTAGGGTACAAAAAATGAATTTAGAACGAGACTTACAAAAATTAAGAAAAGAAAGAGCATTAAAAGAATCTGCTATTGCTCAACTACGTAAAAGAAGTAAAGATTCAGTAGCTAGACCTAGAGCAAAAAAAAATATACTATCAACTAATCCAGGGATGCAAAAAATATGACAAAGTTATGTGCTAGAGGCAAAGCAGCCGCAAAAAGAAAATTTAAAGTTTATCCATCAGCTTATGCTAACGCATATGCATCAAAAATATGTGCAGGTAAAGCAAAAGATCCATCAGGAGTAAAAAGAAAAGATTGGGGACCTAAGAAAGCTGCAAAAGGCGCTGAAATAAAAATTAAGAAAGTTATTAAGGGTTTAAAAAAAGCTTCTAAATTACACGCAGGACAAGCAAAAAGTTTAAGCACAGTAAAATTAGTAAGAGGCGGTGGTGCAGCTATAAGAGGACTTAACTTTCAAGGTGTGAAGTAATGAACAAGAAAGGTTCTTGTTGGGAAGGTTATGTTCAAAAAGGAATGAAGAAAAAAGGGAATCGTATGGTTCCAAATTGTGTGCCTGCAATGAAAACAGGTGGATTAACAAAATGGTTTAATGAAAAATGGGTAGATATTGGAGCAAAGAAAAAAGGTGGCAAGTTTCAAGAGTGTGGAAGAAAATCTGCCAGTGGTTCAAAGCGGAAGTATCCGAAGTGCGTACCACTTGCAAAAGCCACAGCGATGTCAAAGTCGCAAAAGGCCTCTGCTGTTGCCAGAAAGAGATCAGTAAGTAATGCAGGGCCAAAACCAGCTAACGTAAGGACATAAAATGTGGAAATGGATAAAAAAACTATTTAGACCTTGGAAACTTAATAAAGTATCACCAGATATTACATCGGTAAAACCTAAGGTGGACTTAACAGGTCTTACAAAAGGTGATATAAAGAAATTAAAGAAACAAGGAAAAATATAATGCCATTAAGAAAAGTATCAAATAAAAAAACTGTTGCAAATAAACCAACTAAAGATCCTGTGGATCCTAAAGATCCTAAAAAAAAGAAATACAAACCAGGTAAAATGGGAAATCCTGCAGTTGTAGAAACTTACGAAGACGCAAGAGAAAATGCAATGATCAATAGAAACGTTCCTACCATGAAAGAAGGTGGCTATTGTAGAGGTGTAGGTGCTGCAATCAAAGGCACTAAATTCGAAGGCGTTTTTTAGTTTACAAAAACCCTAGATAATATATAGATTCGTTATGAGTCTAAGAGCAACATTGCTACAAGCACTAGAAGATAGATACAATGCTCAAATATCTGAAGCGGATGCAACTATTCAAATATATCTAGAAAAACCTGTAGCGATTGGTGAGCACCCACAACACCTTGATGAACTAGATAAGTTAATTACTAAAATAGCAGAAGCAGAAGAAAAAATACAAGTTCTTCAACAATTCAAATTATGATAGGTGGCGATAGTAAAGAATACGAAATATTAATAGAAGCCTGTGAATCCTTAGCATCAGATAATTTATTTACAGTAGAGATAGGGGTGAGACAGGGACTAGGTTCTAAGTTAATTCTTGAAAATCTTAAACATAAAAAACACTGGCACATTGGTATAGATCCTTACGGTAATATATCTTACCCACATTTTGATAACCAACCTTCAATTGTTTGTAATTATACAAATAGTATGAAAGTTGATTTATTAAGAGACTTAAACTTTGAAAATTTTACATTGTACCAATTAGATGATGATGAATTTATGAAAAGTTTTCATGATGGTGTACCTATTTACAGAGAAAAAAAAGAAATCATAAATACTTATGATTTAGTTCATTTTGACGGGCCACACAAAACTGTTGATGTTATTAATGAAGCAATTTTTTTTGGAAAAAGATCTAAACCAGGTTCGGTGTTTATTTTTGATGATTATCCTTATTATGACATGGATGCAGTATTAAAAATAATAGTAAACGAATATGGTTTTGAATTATTAAAACAAGGTAAAAGTAAAATTTCATTAAAAAGAAAATAATGGATATAGATACAATATCACTCGTACAACATAAAGTTAAGAAAGCTTTGGTTAGACTCAAGTCACACGCTATATATGGTGTTGACACCATGGAGAAACTACAATATGTTAGGGGTCAAATCAGATCTCTTGAGGATCTGCAACAGGATCTTAAAGACCTGCTGACAACAACGGA